GAGTGCAATTACGTCGTCATGGCTTTCATTGTCGGCGTTCTTTTTTTAGCCGTCTCTGATTCCATCAGGGCATAATTAAATTAAATTGATTCTACCTTTGGGTTTTCCCCGAATGGTAAAATTAATAAGCAAAAGTTTTAATTTCTGTTTGTCCACCGTTTCCATTATTAAGAGCTCCTGTAAGTGTCCAATCTCTTGTTATTTTTTCGAGTTTTCCACCACACGCCGTTGATAATTCGATATAATAATCGTATGAATATGCGCGATCGACATGAGTATTATACGGTACCATACTTATACCTCGTTGTCCAGTACCAACAATAGGAGCCCATGGATAACTGTTATTATCACTACCAAACAAAGTCATATGACCTAATGTAACATTAGAAGTTGGTTGAGATTGGTCACCAGTTCCACCGGTGCATTCTACATTCATAGTATTTATATCTTGCACTGTTGAACCATCAGTTCTCCTCAATATTGCAGTTACCTTTGCGTAAAATGCTCCCTCTGAAAATATTAACTGTATATTTTTTGCATCACCAGTTCCGACATCAAATGTATGCGAGTAAAACTTACGTTGAACTTCGCCGGTTCCACTACCAATTATAGTACCTCCACCAACTTCAAGAGATGCTTGAGCAGGTACACCACCCAAATTCACTGCAAGAAATGCGAAATCAATATTACCACCTACCGATAGATCTCCAGTCACGTGAAGGTTACTGTCTACAGTTGTGTGACTTGTTGCTGGTTGAATATACACATTACCCGTAGTATCCGAATAAATATTTGAAGTTCCACTTGTTGTAGTAAGTTCTACAGTTGCATTTGAAGAAATACTCTCAAATCTCGCAACACCTGTTCCACCCAGAAGTGAGTTTCTATGATCAACTACGTGTAGCTGACGTCCGGGTGTAGGTGTTCCCACACCTACGTTACTCGTATGAATCATGGTCATACAAGTTGTGGTACCCCCCGTTTGGGTGTTAGCTATACCTAAGGCTAAACCAGTTGTAGCGACCCCATTATCAAGATTACTGAAACCTGTGATTACACCACCTTCATTATCGTTTGTATATATGAGTAGATTGGTATTATTATCATCACCGATACTTTGAAGTTTCATAATATCGTGATCACCGGGTGATGTATCATGCACGTGTATGTTAGACGTTGGTGTCACAGTACCCATACCAAGTCTCCCGTCAAGATCAAAACGTGCAAACTCTGAATCGGTAGTACTGGAAACCTCGTGTACAAATGTAAGTGGACGTCTCGTGGAGCCGTCCCTCACATTTCTAATAATATTTAAACCCAAAAGTGTTGTGGATAACTCTAAACCCGCCAATTTAAACGAACCACCACCATCGAACTCAATATCACCGTTAACGACAAGTTTTGTATTGGCACCTCTATTATCTGCGGTATCTCCATTACCCCCAATTACAACAATACCAGGATTTTGTTGAGCTGTAATGGTCAGAGGATAGTTAACTTGACCATCTGCTACCTTTAGAATCCCCGCGGGGATGTCGCCGTAGAAATTTAGACCAGTACTAGCATATGTTTGGAATACGTGTTGAGCAGCAATGTGTCTGATTCTGTCTGGACCTTGATCTACAGATGAACCATCATTACCCTTAAATATTAACAACTCATTCTTTGTCTGAGCTCCCGTATAACGCCTCTCTACCAGAAAAGTATTACCAGTCTCGTCACCGAGAACACCACCGAATGTGAGTTGATTACCAATAACTACATTACCAGAAACTTCTAGGGAACCTCTTGGCATATCCGTACCAATTCCCACATCCCCCGTAGATCCACTTATGTATAATCCAACACTGGCATTAGAAGCGACCCTCGCATGGTTATTTATAATTCTAAAATCACCGTCAACACCCGCCACACCGGTGGACCACCCGGATAGGGATACACCATCTGTCTGTATGTAAGAAGTAAAGGCATTTCCATCTGTTAGGTTAGTTTGTGCCGCCACAATGGCATCACCGGATGTCGTATTGTGTACAAGTAAACCATTTTCTATGGGATCGGCTATACCCGTGCAGTCAACTTCAACGTGAGCGACTGGTTGTGTCACTCCTATCCCCACCTTACCGGAACTTAGAATTGTCATAATACTCGTATCTACAGCGTAATCATCATCACCCATAACAATATCAAGTCTGGATTTTGATGTTCCAGCTGCGTTTTCGTGTTTTCCCAATTGAAATTGAGCCCTCGCAGCATGTTCACTTCCACTACCTTCTCTGGCAAGATGCAAAACCGAGGCTAAATCTGTAGTACCTGTAATAGGTTGATTGTTGCTCACAACCAGAGGAATACCTAAGTGATTGTAACCATTAATTTTAGTTACTGGATTGTTTATAAACGATGTTAAACCATTTACATGGAGAGTACTCAAAGGATTTTGTGTATTAATACCAATATTGGAGGATTCCAAAATGGTGAGTTTTGATCCACCCATAGTAGGTGTGGTACTTGCATAAAAGTTGAGACCTTTACCAGTTTCGACTATATTCTGAATTTCGTTTTCACCTGTATTAGGACTTGAGAACATTTGCATAGAGGTATTGGAGCTTGTTCCCCATAAGTTTCCAAACATCATCACGTTACTACCCATAACAAAGGCGTTTCCATTTACAGTAAGCTTTTGTGTTGGATTTGTTGTATTTATACCAACTTGACCGTTTGATGTAATTCTCATTTTTTCATCATTTCTGGTTTTGAATCTAATATTTTGATGAGTATTGGATGTACTCGCACCATATATCTCAATGGAACTCACATTTGAGGAAGATGGTCCAGATTTGAGGATAAGTGGATTTACAGGACTATCACCACCGTATCTGTCAGAGTGAACTGTTATATTGGAACTCGAACTAATGGATTGTGTAATTAGGTTTGTTGTCATAGTGTTACCAAAAATTGTGAGTGTATTTGAAGCTGTAAGGTTGACGTATACCCTGGATCCTATTGAGAGGGTATCAGTGGGTATCACATTAGATATACCCGAAGTTCTTATACCCGTAGTGCGTAAACCATCTACTTTCACATTACCACTGATTGTAGCAACGTCTTTATTAGTTGGATCTATTACAACTATATCATTACCAACAGTAACATTGGAACCAATTTTTATATTTTCTGTGAACGTATTTCCAAATACTTCTAAAACATTGGAACCTGTGTCTTCAACGAAGAGGTTGGAACCCACACAAAGGTCGTGGGTAGGCAAAATGTTTGCCACACCTACTGCATTTGAAGTATAAATATCACCGAATACATGTAGATTTGTGGATATGGTGTCATCAACTGAAAAAGCACTGTCAAGTGGACCACCCGTGGTTCTAAATAAAGCCATCTCAAAACCTGGGACGGTTCGTCCATCATTTTTAAACCCAAAACCAATATTTGAATCATCTTCATCATGAGTATATAGTAACATAGGCTCCATTGTACCATCATTACCTTGACCGAAAACAATTGTTGTATCAGCAACAATTAAGTTTACAACGCGTTCATATGTAGCTTGTTCTTGTACGAAAAGGTTACCCTTCATTATCGTATTACCATAAATATACATACCACCATCAATTGTAACATTACCAGTAAAAACTGCTACGTTATTAGGGTATTCAACGCTACCACCACCTCCCCGTCCTATTTCGGTTATGATGACATTAGACCCAACACTCAGATTAGATGTCTTCATACTACCATTTATCGTTACAATATTGGATGCAACACCATCAATTACAAGATTTGATGCAAAACTTAATTGATCAGTTACAATTACATTAGTAGCAACCAGGTTACCATTTATAGTCATAAGATCTTTTCCGGATATATCGATATTTACCTTTGTTTGACCACCACTATCCACCTGAAAAGCACTTATTGGATTGGTTGTACCGATAGATAACTGGTTATTAATGAACATACGATCAGCGCTACCAGCAGCTTTGAGGTCAAATACAATTTCATCATTTTTATCGATGTAAAGTTTATTTCCAACTGACACTTGTTTAGTTGGAAGGTTATTACTAAAAGCAATACGACCCTTTATACCTTCAAGATCGATGAGTTTAATCTCATTTGCTTCAATTTCCCTGGTCAGAATAGAGTTAACTCCTGTGAGAGTCTCTGACTCAACGGGTTCTGCTTCTAAACTCGCAACATAGATTTGCTCGAACCTAGCGGTTCTACCCATTTATACATTAGTTTCCGAATAAAATTCCGGCAAGACCATCCTTGATCCTGAGCACGTTATAATTCACTGCAAAAATATACATGTCTTTATCTCGAGCTCTAAGTGTACCCTTTTCTACTCCTCGTAATATAAGTTTGGCATTATCAAGTCTACTGAAATTACAGCTACCTGAGGGATTATAGTCTGATGCGTTTAATCCAAAATGATACACGAAATATCTCGTGTACATAAGATCTTCAGAATCAACCCTATAATCTGTTACACCAAATTTGGATTTGTAATAGTTTTGACATGTGTGAAAGTACGTTGGTGACATATTTTCAAGTAAAGGTGTACCGTTTATATGTATATCCCCGTTTTTGAATGTAAAACGATCGTTTGTAGGATCAACATGTGTGGCACTTAATCCAAAAAATATTGACTTGACGGGGTGATTTAATGTGGAAATATCTAAATCATTGTATCCACCTGATTCTATACTGTTATCGAATACGTTTGAAAATGGAAATTCTAGACGTTGAGTTTGAGTAATTATAAAGTCCATTTGTCGTTTTACCATTGATTCTCTTTCATCTTTGTCTAAATATATGTAATTTGCGTAAACATTTATACGTTTTTGAGAATCACTGTAATTTGCTAAACTGGCTGGATCCAATGTAATTCTAACTTCTACCTGGTGATGTTGGAGTGCAACTAAAGGTAAGAATGCTCCATAATCACAGAAGAAGAAGTGAAGTGGTTGGAAGTTTCTATGGGAAATACTCGTCTTGTTTGTAAGTTCTTGACACTTGGTATATGTGTCTGCAAGATAATTGGGCCATATATCTGCGTAATAGTCGTAGTGTTGAGAATCTATCTTTTGACCCCCCACAAATAGATCAATCGTAGAATTATAAAGAAGATTAGAAGATACATTTGAGTTTTTATCAACACCTTCGAGCCATAAAGAGTTTACGAGATCACCTAAAACTGGTATAGTAAAAACAGGATCTTTATCCGAAATAGTTTTAATAAACTTTGGAGCTTGGGAAAAGTTTGTATGCCTTGTAAACTTCATACGAAAAAATGAGTGTCCATCGTCACTATTTAAGTAAACATCTTGAGCACCTCTGGAAACCAATTGAATCAATGCACCGGACATTTAATTATTATTTAGATTATAAAAACAAACACTTTCCCTGAGGGAAGTCAGCTTTCTTTTCTTCTGCAGCTTTACCGTGTATTTTGAAGCCACCTTGACGATAAATCTTCATTCGTTTGTAATACATAGCAGTGAAGAGAGACCAGGGATCGTGTATATCATATATATGAGGGTTGTTCTTCTTACCTTTCGTCTCTCTCATGATACGACCGATACTTTGAGTTATATCAGATTTGGGTGAAGCGAGAATAACTGTATCGAGAGTTGGAATATCTAAACCTTCATGGGCTTGTGAGAACGTCGCAAAAATGATCTTCTTCTTTGAAGAAGCCTGGAGGTCAGCCTCCTTCATACCACCCATGTAGAGACCTGAACTCTTTGGGAAGCATTGGTGAAGCATTTCACAATGCTGTCTACGGTCACTTAGAACGAGGAGCTGCCTCGTACCCGCTGAAGCTTTCTTTACAAGTTCCACAAGCATCTGATTTCTCTTTCTATCTTCAACTACTTCCGTAATCATATTCGGCATTGAAATCTTCCCATTTCTCATAGAAGGTGGAGGATTTCTATAGTTGAAGGATTCAAATGTAATTGGAAATACCTCAACTTGTTCCTGATTTTTCCTTTCAACTGCAAAGAACGTAGGACCCATAAACCAATGAAGTACTTTCGTTAAACCGTCCTTCCTCTCTGGGGTTGCTGATAAACCATAAATATGTTTGGGGCACATTTTGAAAAGCGACTGAGAAAACACCTTTGCACAGATGTGATGTGCTTCGTCAACTATCAGAGTTCCAATAGAATCAAAATCGCTAAAACTATATTCCTTAAGGGAAAGAGATTGAAGCATAGCGATAACAAAATCACATTCAATCTCTTTCTTATCCTGTTGAACTATACCTATCGTAGCACCCGGACAAAACTGTTGAATGCGTTCCCGCCATTGGTCAGCGAGGAACTGCTTGTGAACGACAATCATCGTGCGATATCCCAACTTGCAAGCTATGGCCAAGGATACCGTCGTTTTGCCATACCCGCATGGTAGAGAAAGGACACCATGCCCTGTTTTAATTGCTGCTGCCAATGCTTCATTTTGGTGGGTTGCATCTCTGAGTTGTCCGACGAACTTGGCACTGGAACGAGCTGGTTGGGGTCTCTTATCCTCCTTAGGTTGTCCAACTTTAGAAGTTCCGTAGAATCTTGGAACACAGACTCCATTCTTAGTTGTTCTAAAAACTTTAAAAGGTGGTGGAGGAAATCCATAGTCTCCGTTGACCTGTGGTCTTACGGTAAGTTCCTTTTTAATTTCCTGTAAAGGACCCTCGCTTACTAAATATCCAGTTCTCGTCAACATTTAATATATTAAAGACTTGAAACTTTATATAGATATATGGGATCTGTTAATCTACGTGCAAATATTGAAAAAATTGACGAATGTGTACAAAAATTTCAAGATGAAATTAGCGAATTGAAGAATGAAATCGAAGAGAAGGAGAAAGAAATTCTTAGACTAGAAGGTTCTAAAATTGTTTATGAAGGCTTAACCGATGTATTTGGTGACAGTATTAACCATTCCGGTTCCCGTGAAATGGATAAACCAAAGACAGACTCAAATAAAAATAATGTACATGAACACAATCATGACGAATGCGAACACAATCATGACGAATGTAAGGAACCCGAAGAGATCACTCTTGATGAGTTATACAAGAAATATCGAGCTATGTAATTTCCACGCAAATCCAGAATAATTACCCACATTCCAAACACCGGAAAACCCAATTTCAACTGTCACTTCATCACCCTCTATAAGAGATTGTATAGGTTTACCCTTGACCTCACACATACACCTCCTATAGCGAAAAGGAATTTTTACAGTAAGGACTCTACCATCTAACGGATTATCCACGTGACTATTTTTTATTAAAAAGGCTTTGTTAAGTTGTGTACGTTTTACGTAGTCTGCGCAATTTTCAGGAATGATCAAACGTATGTATTTTTTATCGTTATGATCATACATGGGACAGTATACT